TAGATATTTCATTCCCCATTATGTAAATTATATATAAAATAAAATTGAATTAGAAATATATTAGTATATTTTTAATTAATATGAATGAAAAAACAAAGAAAATTAAGAAAAAAATAAATAAGAAAGAATTATGGAATAGTTTCAACATTGAGGTTACAGATAAAGAGATTGAGTGTCTGTATACTTCTGGGAAACAACGGGAAACGTGCGACTGCTGTGATAGTATTTTAATGTTAAATGAAGAGGGATTTTTAAATTGTACCAATAAATCATGTGGTGTAATATACAAAGATATGCTTGATCATAGTGCTGAATGGAGATATTATGGTGCAGATGATAGTAATATGGGTGACCCCACCAGAGCTGGTCCGCCTATAAATCCACTATTGAAAGAATCGTCGTTTGGTTGCAAGGTCATATGTAACTCCAACGCTACATATGAAATGAGAAAGATAAAACGATATTCAGAATGGCAATCAATGCCATATAAAGAAAAATCTCAATATGATGAATTTCAGCGAATTACTATTTTAGCAAGTCAAAGCGGAATCCCGAAACTTATAATTGATGATGCCATGCGCTACCACAAATTGATTTCCGATACAAAAACATTTAGAGGATTAAACCGTGACGGGATTATTGCGGCATCTATTTACATAGCATCCCGATTAAATTCTTATCCACGCACTATCAAAGAAATAGCCACCATATTCAATCTTGATAACACGAGTGCTACACGTGGGTGTAAGAATGCGATTTCTATCATCAATCAGTCAGAAACAGACCTTAACACAGAATGTCGGACGTTGCTTTGTAAAACGACTCCACTTTCATTTATAGAACGCTATTGTAGTAAGTTAAACATAAATGCCGAACTTACAAAATTATGTAGTTTCATCGCTATGAGAATTCAGGATAACAATCTTATTCCTGAAAATACACCTCATTCAATTGCAGCCGGAATCGTTTACTTTGTGGCACAAGAATGTAGACTAAATGTGTCAAAACAGAATATCAATTCTATTAGTGGTATTAGCGAAGTAACAATCAACAAATGCTATAAGAAACTTCTAACAATGAAAAATAGTTTAATTCCCTCCGTGATTCAAGAAAAATACAGTAATTAAGGATAAAAAATTTAATATTATATACTAAATGAGCGTTCCGAAAAAAATTTTTATTGTTCCTTACCGTAATCGTCATACACATCGCATAAACTTCATAAATCATATGAATGATTATTTAAAAGAGGAGACGGATTGGGAAATATATTTCGCTCATCAGTGTGATGAACGTCCATTTAATCGTGGTGCTATGAAAAATATTGGATTTATCGCAGCTAAAAAAAAATATCCGAAAGATTACGGTGATATTACCTTTATTTTTCATGACGTTGATACTTGGCCCGCAACCAACGGTCTAATAAATTACGATACAACCGACGGTATTGTAAAGCATTACTATGGATATGAATTTGCTTTAGGCGGTATGTTCTCAATTAAGGGAAAGGATTTTGAAAAAACTCTAGGATTTCCTAATTTCTGGGGATGGGGATTAGAAGACAATGTTATTCAAGACCGATGTAAGGCGTCAAATCTGATTATAGATCGCAGTAATTTTTTCCCAATAACAGACAAGATTAATATTCACCGTGAAGACGATGGATCAAAACGATTAGTTTCAAAAGCGGATGTGTCTGTCTATGATTTGAAGGAATCTGATAATATAACTCATATTAGAAACTTAAATTACAAAATAGAAAATGATATGATTAACATTACTCAGTTTAACGTGAAAATGAGTAGTGAAGACCAAGACTTTTACATACGAGACAATAGTAAAGAAGGAACAAAGTTGAAAGTACCAAAGGGATATAGACGAAAAAACTGGTCAATGGCTAAGATTTACAATCGTTAATACTTTAAACTTAATTCATATTAAATAGAATTCTAAAAATATAGTTATTATGAATTTAACAATGAACAATCAGAATGAGAAACGTGTTTTAACAGATATTAGAAAACCAGATGTAATTGATTTCCACGATAACATATCAAAATGGTTAGTAAACCCCGAGGACTCTTATTTTAAGTTAAGAAATGAGGTTCGTATGAGCGAATATATTATGTATAATTCTCCATATACTATTCCGTCTAATTGTGTTTCTGGTAATATTATTCTAATTCAGCAATTTTATTTACCCACAAATGAAAAACGTCGCGAAGAACTTCGTTTAGCTCTGCGATGTAATTGTAAGAATGATTCAATTGACAAGATTGTACTATTAAATGAAAGAATCTATACCGAGGAAGAACTGGGGGTGACGAATGACAAGATTGAACAGATTGACATATCGCAGCGCCTTACCTATCGCAATGTATTTGAATACTCTAATAAGTTAAAGGAAGACGCCTACATCGTTCTCTCAAACTGCGACATATTTTTTGATGCCGGAATCGCTCGTGTAAAAGAAAGTGGAATGGTTTCTGAGAGAAAAGCATACACTTTATTGCGCCACGAATATAATTGTATTGAACTAAAAGAGTGTAAACTATTTGGCCCACGATGCGAGAGTCAGGATACATGGATTTGGAATTCAAAATGGAAGGTAAGTAATGAATTATTAAAATTATTTAATATGAACCTAGGACTACCTGGATGTGATAATAAGATAATCTATTTATTAAATCTCTCTGGCTTTATTTGTCACAACGAACCTGAGTGGATTAAATGCTATCATATTCATCAAACCGCCATTAGAGAATACGCCGATAAAGAAGAACGGGCAAGTAAGCCCTACTACGGAATATTTCCAGTCACAGAAGAGAATAAAGACCAAAAACATAACGGAACTTTTAATCCTATCGTGGAAAATAACAACTTACACAATTACGTTAAAGCCAAGTTAGAGACCAATACTCCATTCTTGATTCCGCGAATGGCGGGTATTGAAAACGAAGTCGCAGCAATTGGGGCGGCAATCATTCAGACAAAACAGGCGTCCAAAGAACAGGTTGACAAAATTCAGAAAATCGCCCCTATTATGAAGAATAACGCCGGTATCAAATTAACCGATATTAACGAAGTTTGTATATATTCGCAGACATATTTATCTGCGTTTCAAAATTGCGAACGCTATTTTTGGTGGGCACCGTGGGGAAACGTTAGTGTTCACATAGCGCATTCATGGGATTTTATTGTGACTAATTTCAAAGGTCCGAAATTTGACGCACTTGCACTCGATGTTTTTAGTAATATACAACGCGAACCGTGGACACTTGCTCTGAAAGGAAAACGTATTCTCATCATCAGTAGTTTTATTGACAGCATCAGAGAGAAAATAGACATCCGAGAGAAAATATACGGAATTGATCTGTTTCCCGATTGCGAATTTGTGTTTCTCAAACCGCCTCAAACACACGGGTCAAACGAATCAAGAGAGTTTAAAGTGGAATTTGCCGAATTCGTGGAAAGAATTAATGCCATCAAGGATACGTTTGATGTAGCATTATGTTCGTGTGGAGGCTACGGTAATCCTATTTGTAGTGCCATATATGGTATGGGTAAATCAGCTATTTATGTAGGCGGCGTACTCCAGATGTATTTTGGAATATATGGCGAACGCTGGATGAGAGAACATCCAGATGTTTTACGGGCCTATATGAATCACCACTGGTCACGCCCCAAAGAAACTGAAAAACCTAGCAATCATAAGCAAGTAGAGAATAATTGCTATTGGTAAAAAGTTTAATAAATATAAATTATTTATTTTAAATGTAAATAATTTATATTATGAATAACCCCCCTCCACAATGGAACGACGAAACACATTCATATGATAATTGGGTTTTATTATTGCGACAAGGTCGCGTAAATAATAGTGTATTTACACAATCTTACAATAATTGGAGAACTGATTATCAAACATTAAATGATAATAATTACTCTTTTATCGGTACATTTCTTGCTAATATCAATGATTACAAAATATTATCTGGTCCAAATATGGATAAATTTCATTTTGCATTAAGATATAATAAGAATAACGTTAATGATAATTGGATTATAAATTCTTTTTCACATCTCTCTGCGACAGATAACAAAGGATGGAAGGTTTGGTATCAAACCAATAGTCCAAATACTAGTTCTAGAAGTGGTTATTCTCTGGATACTCAAAGCGGTTGGAATGAAAATACAAATACTTCCCAAGGTTGGAATGGTATGGCGACGGGTAATGGACATGCTATGTGGGATGGAACATCAAGTGGTAATTGGTGGTGGGCGGTAGGAACTAAAGGGCATCATGGTGGTGGTATACCCGGAGACAGCACCGCTGTACGATATGGAGTTGAAATGTGGGTAAATACATTTAATACTAACAGTGAAGTTGCTGCTTCCAGTTCAACTCTCGCGTTCCCGGTAGATGTAAGTTTAGGAATTGTGAGTTGGTATGACGGAGCTTCCTTTGACACTACCAATAATAAATGGGTTGATAAAGCAGGCTCTTTTGATATATCGTCAGACTACATCACTGGAACTATTAGCAAAAAATCGCAATTATTTGATTCAGTATTGATATCAAATCGCAATAATAAGAGATATCACCAATCAAAGTTCCCTATCTATTTAAGTGGAAATAAAAATTCTGGAATTATATTTAATAAAGATGCTTCTTATCAGTTTTTAACAGACGGCTCATATACGTTTTTTCATGTGGCTAGACGTGATCCAAGTGATGTTAATCAAACAGGTCGTGTATTTGACGGCTCTGGAGTAGATTGGTATTCTGGTTTCAACGATGCTAGTTCTGGTGTTGCCAAACACGAAAACGATTCCATCAATACGATTGATAAAGGGTATGGAACGAATTGGGTGGTATCAGTAGATACACCAAAATATTACCGTAGCGTAGGTTATTCTGATACAAGCAATGGTTATTACGAAACGAGTTCAGGTATTCGCAATGATACAAACACTACAACACCTCCTATAAGTATTCATTACGGTTCAAATACATTTCAAACACCTATTTCTACAGGCGGAGTTGTAACAAACTATTCAAATTATTTTATTAACACATTTTTATCAAGTGGAACATTAAATATTACTAGAAATACAACCGCTGATTTTTTAATAGTAGGTGGTGGCGGTGGTGGCGGTGGACAAACACATATTGGTGGTGGTGGTGGAGCTGGAGGTGTCGTAATAGCAACAAATCAATCATTAGCAGCAGGTTCATATAATGTCGTTGTAGGTAATGGCGGACAAGGGGCGATAACACAAAATAACTATGCTTTGAACGGTACAGATTCTACATTCAACGGATTCGTAGCAAAAGGTGGCGGTGGCGGCGGAACTGGTAATTATGTTGACGCAATTCGTTCGACAGATGTTAGTGGTGGAACAGAAAGTCTATATAGTATTGGTAATGTAACTTATAAAGTTCATAGTTTTACGCAAACAGGAGCAAATACATTGACTATAACTAAACCAATAATAGCTGATTATATGCTGATTGGTGGGGGCGGAGGAGGAAGAGGTAGACACGGAGGTGGCGGTGGTGCGGGAGGAGTTATTATCGGAACCAGTCAGACATTACCTATTGGAACATACACTATAAATATTGGGTCAGGAGGTCAAGGTGGTGACTATTCAGATCCTAATAATACAATCGGATATGATGGAAGTAATACAGAGATTATTGGAAATATTAATTTAAAGGCAAAAGGTGGTGGCGGTGGTGGCGATGGTGGTAGTGGTGGTGGAGCTACCTACGGAAATTCTGGCGGAAATTCAAAATATTACACATCATTTAATATAGCCGATATTGTTTCATGGAGTCAAAAAGGAAACTATATATACGGTTCTGATAATGCCGATAAAATAGGTGGCTATAAGAATACTTCAATACCAAGAGAGTCTATAGCATTGAATAATGATGGTACTATTATTGCTATTGGTTCCGAGCATCATAGTAGTAATTCAGGACACGTAAGAATTTTTCAGTTTTCAAATAATATATGGTCACAGATGGGCCAAGATATAAATGGTGGGTCAGGAGACGGATTTGGGTCAACCGTATCAATAAATGGTTCAGGAGATACGGTTATTATAGGCGGTAATAAAAGTAACGGTAGATATGCTGCTGTTTATAAATGGAATAATTCATCATGGAGTATAATGGATTCTAATATTACTGGACCGGGTGGCTCATCTTCCGATGAAGCAT